TACATAAAGGTAAAAAACACTTATTAGAAGAGGTGGTTTATAAAAAAGAAGATGGATTTTATTATAATCAAAGAATACTAAATACTTTAAATATTAAAGAAAAAGTAAAAGTATTAGATGTTGAAATAATAAAAAGATTAGGTTTTGAAAATAAATCTAAAGGGTTTACAGAAGTAAAAAAGAATGAAGAAACAAGAAACAAAATAACAGGAACTTATGAATAATTTAGAACTAAACAAAATTTATTGTGAAAGCAATTTAGATACTATGAAACGAATGGATGATTTAAGTATTGACTATGTACTTACAAGCCCACCATATAATGTTTTTAATAAAAGTCTTTCTAAATACAAAGATTTTAAAGATGATTTTAGTCAATCACAATATTTTGAACAACAAAAAGATTTAATTAATGAAATGTTAAGAGTAACTAAAAACCATATATTTTATAATATACAAATGGTTTCCGGTAATAAAGTGGCTCTACACAAGTTAATTGGTTATTTCGCTGATAATATAAAAGAAGTTATTATATGGCAGAAATCTGGACAACCTGCAATTAGCGAAAAAGTTTTTAACTCTTGTTTTGAGTATATTATTATTTTTAGTAATAACGAGCCAAACAAAAGATATTTTTCAGATGCTAATTTTAAAAGAGGAACTCAAAACAACATCTTTAAAATATTAAACAGTCATTCTAATCCATTTGCTGATGTACACAAAGCAATAATGCCTTTAGATATACCAAGATATTTTATGATTAATTTCGGTAAAGAAAACGACATTTGGTATGATCCTTATATGGGAACAGGAACCACAGCAGTAGGTGCTATTGAAGAAAAAAGAAAATTTATAGGAAGTGATATATCACAAGAATATGTTGATTTAGCTAATAAAAGACTAAAACCATATTTAAACCAAACAACAATGTTTTAATGTACAAACTAAGAAAACCACAACAACACGTTAAGCAAGAAATTGCAAACGCAGTAGCTAAAGGTAATACTAAACTTTTAGTAATGGCTGCAAGAAAAACAAAATAAAACTTGTGTATTAAAACATAAAGAGTTATATTGCGTTGTTGAGTTGCGCAACAGGTAAAAACATTATAATATAGCTGGATAGGACGCAACCCTTGAAGGCTATATTTTTATTTTATGAAAGAAATATATAAAGATTTAGTAGGTTTTGAAGGTTATTATGAAGTTAGTAATTTAGGTAATGTTAAAAGAAAAAAGAACAAAACCATATACAAAGATGGTCGAATTGCTTATTTTTCAGAAACAGTATTGAAGAAAGCTACAACAAAAAAAGGTTATGAAATGGTTTATCTATCTGTTAAGTCTAAAAAACATTCTAAATTAGTTCATAGATTAATAGCAAACACTTTTATACCAAATCCATTAAATAAAAAAACAGTTAATCATATTGATTGTGATAAAAAAAACAATAGAGTAGATAATCTGGAATGGTTGACAAATAAAGAAAATATGAAACACGCTTTTGATAATGGATTATTTAAAGAAAGAGATAAAAGAAATTCAGAAAGAGCAAGAATAAAAAGAGAAAATAAAAATGTATAGTTTAAGACCACCACAAAAAGTTGTAAAAGATGAAATTAGTAAAGCAGTTGCTAATGGTAATAAAAAGATTCTAACTTTTTTACCTACATCATTTGGCAAAACTATCTTAGCATACGATATTATCAAAAACGCAATAGCAAAGAATAATAAAGTGTTGTTTACTTCACATCGAATCCAATTAGCTGAACAATCATTTGAAAAGTTTTCTACTTTAGAACCACAATATCTTCAAGGCGAAAACAAAGATATAAGCAACGATTATAAATGTTTGGTAGCAACACTACAAACACTAAACAACGTTGAAATAACACCACCTAAAATCGTTATAATTGATGAGGTTCACTTTGCTTATGAATCAAACTTAGTGCAATCATTATTTGATAGGTTTCCTAATGCTATTTTTATAGGTTTATCAGCAACACCAACAGATAATAAAGGGTATTTATTAGATGGTTTTGATACTATCATTGATAACTACCAAACAAAAGATTTAATTGATTTAGGATGGCTCGTTCCGTTTAAATGTTATAGTAGTTTATCTATTGATTTAAGCAACGTAAAAATAAAAGGTAATGATTATGATGAAACCGAATTAGAACAAGCTATAAACAAAGAAAATATAAACAAATCAATAGTAGATAATTATATTAGTAATGGAGAACAACGACAATTTATATGTTTTGCAGTAAATAAGAAACACTGCAAAGAATTAGAAAAAGAGTTTGCTAAACAAAATATAATAACTAAATCAATAACTGCTGATACATCAACAAAACAACGTGAGTTAATTCTAAAATCTTATAAAGCTGGTCTTATAAAAGGTTTAATATCTATTGAAATACTTACTGCTGGATTTGATGAGCCTAAAGTATCTTGTGTTATAATGGCAACCAAAACAATGCAATGGAAGAAGTACATTCAATGTTTAGGTAGAGGTATAAGATTGCTTGGTAATACAATAGAAGAATCAATAGCAAATGGTAAAAGTGATTGTATAGTTTTAGATTGTTGCGAGAATATAAAAGAACACGGATTGCCAGATGAACGTAAAGTATTAAAGTTTAATAAAAAGATTTCTTCAGTAATTGATAGGGAATATAATTTAGATACCGATAATGAAACAAGGAAACTAAAAACAATAACAACCGAAAAACAATTGTTTCTAAAACGTATCGGATCGTTATTAGATTTGTATGATGGTAAAGTTTATCGTAAAGAATCCGATTTGCAAGATGATGTAAATTCATTCTTAAATAAAACTAATTATTTCTGGTGGCGACAAAATTCTGGTAAGATGTATAAAGATGGTCGTTGGGTACACTTTGCATCAAAGAGTGGATTACCAGACAACACGGTCTTTTATAAAGATACATCATTCTATTTCGGTTTAGAATTAAAACTACCTTATGGTAAACTTACTAAACACCAAAAGGAAACATTACCAGAAATGATAGAACAAAATGTGTTATTCTTTATTTGTCAATCTGTTTACGATGTTTATAAAGCAATAGAACACATTGAAACGCATACAGAAACAACTGAAGATAGTTTTATTATTAGCAATTCTATCTATGTTTTAGATGATATACAAATGAATTATAGAAAAAAATTGAAATTAATCGTATAAAATTGATATATTATTTATATATTTACAAAAACAATAAACAATGAACACAAAAAAAAAATTAATCGAATACAAAGAAGATACCGAAATGGTATTAAAAATTCAAGCAGTAATGTTAGGTATTAGCTTACAAAAGCATATATCTAATGTTCTGGATCAACAAGCATCTAAAAAAATGAAGTTATGAACGCACAAACAATTTTAATACTATTCTTTGCATTATGTTTTATTATAATGACAATAAAATATAGTATAGAAAGAAAACGATACGAAAACGCAAACTTCAATAGAAAGTACTGGTTAAAAAAGTATAAACAAACGCTAAGTAAACTAAATAGTTTACAAAATAATTAAAAGTAAATAGATTTGTTTACAACGGAATTAAAAAACATATAAAAATAATAACACTTTTCGGTGTTAAGTTTGTATTAGATAATGAATAACATAATAGATAAAAACGGATCAATAAGATTTCTAAACTTTAAATGTTTAGATACAAGTACCGAATATCAAATACTTGGTACAAGTTCAACGTATAAAGGGATTGGTAACGATCACCATACAATGTCAACATCTAAATTAAAACGTTCTGATGGCGTTGTAAGGCATTTAACACAACCACAATTAAAACAAAGATTTGTAAATATTAAAGAGATATGAAAGCAACCAATAAACATTATGAATCTGGTAAAGACTATGATTTAATCGATGTGATACACGATTACCAATTAACATTTGCACGTGGAAACATCGTTAAATACGTCTTTAGAGCAGGAAGAAAAGATAATGAATTACAAGACTTAGAAAAAGCATTAGACTACTTAAAAAGAGAAATTAAATACTTAAAACAATGAATAATATAGAATTAAAATCAGAAGGAAAAGACCATTACAGACTATTTATTAATGGTGTAGATGTTACTGGCAAACAAGAACGATCGGTATTTAGACACATAGTGCAAACAATAGATAATAAAATTTATCAATATTAATTGTTTTATTCATTTATTTGTTATAAATTGCAACTATGAAATTAAAATTTTTAACCACAAACATTGAAACAGACGAAGATATTTATGTGGATCTCTACATAGATGAAACAGAAATAAAAGGTTTCTTCGTGCCTTTTCAATTCGATAAACACGATACAATATGCCTTTTTTGGGCAAGTGAACTAATTACAGTACAACAAACTCCAGAACTATTACATTTTTTAGATAGTAACATCAGAAAGATAAATAAAATAGAAACAAAATGAAAAATTTACTTAAATTAATCGTATTAGTAGTATTAATACAAAGTTGTGATAGTTTTGAAAAAGACATCATAAAAACATTTTGTGAATGTAATAAAATTACATACTTCTACAAGATAACAAACAATGATGTAAACCAAATTGAATCGTATATCATTAGTAGCGAAAAAGTAGAATGTGCTGAACCTGTTTTTAAACAACCAACATCAACACCTAACGTATTTTATAGTATAAAATGTCAGAACTAAAAGATATCAACGAATTAACACAACAAGATAAAGATGATTTATTTCAGTCTTATATCGAATTGATTGATCCACCAAACAACGAAAGTATAAAGTACTTTAAAAACGAGTTCTATAAAAACATTATCCATTGTGAGATTCTTTATATGCCGTATTGGCTGGTAATGGAATTATACATAAAAGGTTTTAATGTATTAGACTTAGATGAGTATATTAACGATAAAAAATAAATTAGTATATTTGTACTAATTTTTTATACTTATGATAACAAAAACAGAAACAAGACATCAAAGACAAGTAGAAAGAGTATCTAAATGGGTTAATTTAGGTAAATCATTAAGAAATAAAAGGAAGTATTAAATGGCTGCTGAAGAAAATAATAACTATGCTGAATACATCACTAAAGAGTTTTCTTTAGACTTATTAGATAAAGCTAATGAGGTTATAAATGAAGATTGTTATTTCCTTTCTGATGTTGCTGATAAGTGTGGAACTTACCGTGAACAATTCAATTATATAGCAAAAAAGTTTAAAAATGACTTCGAAGTTTTTAACACGATAAAAAGATTAACTAATAAATGCGAATCAATAGTTGTAAAACATACTGCAAGTGGTAAGATAAATGTCGCTTTAGGAATCTTCATATTAAAGTCTTATCATTCACTTATTGAAACGTCTAAACTTCAACACGAGGGTGGAGATAAAGATAAACCAGTTAGTGTAATTAGTTTAGGTAATGGAACTAAGCCTAATGAATGAATCTACTACCAAAACAAGAAAATGCAGTTTATTATTTAAAAGATAAAGAAACTAAAGAAATTCTTTATGGTGGTGCAGCTGGTGGTGGTAAATCTGCTCTTGGTTGTTTGTGGTTAATTGAACAATGTCAATTATATCCTGGCACTCGTTGGTTAATGGGTAGGGCAAAACTAACATCACTTAAAAAAACTACATTAAATACATTCTTTGAATTAACTTCATTACTCGGTATATCAGACCAATTTAAATACAATGCACAAAATCATATTATCTATTGGACTAATGGAAGCGAAATATTACTACAAGATTTGTTTTTATATCCATCTGATCCGAACTTTGATAGTTTAGGTTCATTAGAAATTACAGGTGGTTTTGTTGATGAATGCAACCAGGTAGTGCATAAGGCTTGGCAAATCGTTTTAAGTAGATGCAGATATAAATTAAACGAATACAATTTAACACCTAAACTATTAGGTAGTTGCAATCCTGCAAAGAATTGGACATACAAAGTATTCTATAAACCATATAGAGAAAATACATTATCTAACAATAGAAAGTTTATACAAGCATTACCAACAGATAACCCACACTTACCAAAGTCTTATTTAGATAGTTTACTTAGTTTAGATAAGAATAGTAAAGAAAGATTATATTATGGGAATTGGGAGTATGATGATGATCCATCTACATTAATTGATTTAGATAGTATTTCAGATTATTGGAATCCAACACATTTAAAACCAGATGGCAATAAATACATTACTATTGATGTTGCTCGTAAAGGTAAAGATAAAACCGTTATAAGAGTATGGCACGGATGGGTTTGCATTTACAGATATGAAATTGCAAAGAGTGGATTAGTTCACGTTGTAGATAAAGTAAAAGAAATACAATTAAAGTATGGTGTTAGTAATAGTAATACTATTGCTGATGAAGATGGTGTTGGTGGTGGTGTTGTTGACTTCTTAGGTTGTAAGGGATTTGTGAATAATAGTAAAGCATTAGATGTTGATGGTATATCTCAAAACTTTAATAACCTTAAATCACAATGTGGATATAAAATGGCTAACAAAATAGTGAATAGAGAAGTAGGAGAGTTCTGCAATGATAGTATCGTTATTGGTATTACTTCAGAGGAAATGGAACAGGTAAAGCAAAAAGATATTGATAAAGATGGTAGAGTTGCGTTGGTTTCTAAAGATGTGGTTAAAAAAATGATAGGTAGATCACCAGATGAATGGGATTCTATAATGATGCGATATTGGTTTGAGTTAGCACCTAAAGTATTTTTCTTTTAACTAAAATAACTATATCGATTTTTTTTATTACTTTTGATATTTATATAAATAAAACTTATAATGGCTAAATTGTCTTTTCGTAACCCCTTTTTCTTTAGTGGTGTAAAACAATCAATGAATAAATATAACGATGC